GTGCCGCACACCAGATGAGCACCGTTCGTAAGCTCACCGTCACTCAGGCTGCCGAGACGGCGGGCTGCAACCCGGAGACGATCCGGCGCGCAATCCGGCGCCGCGAGCTGCTGGCCACCCGCGAGCCCACCAAGCGGGGGCGCGGCTACATCATTCTACCGGCCGACCTCTTTTCCTTCATGGAGAAGCGCCGGTTGGGGTAGAATAGCTGTGGTCATCACGGTCGTTCGCGGAGCCGGAACAGTACCCGTCGTATCGGGGGTGCAGAAGACACACCAAACTGCGCCCCCTTGGGTGGCAACCCACTTTGGGGAGGGGTCGGCGAAGCGAACGACTAGACCACCCGTATTGATGGCTCCCGGGTGAGGAGTGGAGAACTCGGCCTTGCCGATTTCCTCCCGACACCTGCCCGGGGGACCTTGCCCGGCGCCCGAGAAGAGGGTGGACAACTCGCTAGCGTTGTAGCTAGGAGCCACTCGATGGGTGAAACTCCCATCCGCCGGGCCTCATCCACAGGATGATCTGAATGACACCCCTTCAGCAAGCCGCAATCGAGTACCTGCAAGCCGGGCTGCACATCCTCGCCCTGTCTGGGAAAAGGCCGAACGGTCGCGTCCATGGCGAGAGCTGGTCGTGGGACGACTCGTTCTTCAATGACGACGGCATGCCACTCACCGATCTGGACTATACCGCCATCGAGCAGGCGTTCTCCGAGGCCAAGGGCACTACCGGCATTGCAATTCTCATCCCGCCTGACTTCCTCGTCGCCGACGTGGACTCGGAGCGGGCGGCGAAGCTGCTCAAAGACCTTGGGTTCCAGAAGACCGACGACACCATCGTCGCGCAGACCAAGAACGGGCTGCACATCTGGTTCTGGTGGCCCGGCGCCGACCGGAACCGCTGGGTTGGAGACGGCCAAGAGCCGGACCCGGCACGGACCCTCCTCTTCAAGGGGCTCGGGGGCTACGTTGTAGCTCCACCGTCTGCCCACTTTGACAACGCCGGGGTCGAAGACGGGTCCTACCGATGGGGCACATCCATCGTTGAGGATGGGCACATTATCATGCCGGACCTTCTGCCTGCCGGGGCGCAGGAGAGGTTTGCCCTCGATGACCAGTTCTCCGAAACGACACCGCCCAAGGAAGCCATGTCCAGCTTCACGCTAGTTCCCGCCAAGGGCGTGCCATGGTATCTGTGGGAGAAGGTCTGGAGCTACAACACGGAGGGGCTGGAGAAGGCCATCGAGAACGCGGCCGACGGGAACCAGAACAACATGATCCACTGGGCCGCTTGCGTTGCTCGGGATGAGGGCGTACCGTTGAATGTCTCAATGGATCGCCTATTGGCAGCCGCAACAAGGGGTGGCCACCCCCGCAACCGAGCCCGTGACACCATTAAGGGCGCTTACAAACGCGTGCCTCGTGGCTAGCGCCGAGGAGCAGTTCGAGGCATTGCGCCAAGCAGTCCACCTGACCTCTCGGGACGATTACTTCGCGACGATGCTGGCCCAGTCCAGTCCGCTCGGCCTTGGTGACAAGGTGCGCTATGACCACTCCACGGACCTGTGGCATATCTGGAACGACATCATCTGGAAGCCCGACAGGGTCGATGGCGTCCACGAGCTGGTCCGCGACCGCCTGTACGCTTGGCTTGGAAGCAAGGTCATCAATCCGACCGACGACTCCGCGAAGACCTACGCTACGCTCCTCAACACGTCCAAGAAGAAGTCCGTGCTGGAGGCGCTCCGCACTATGCCGGGCATTGCAATGTCCGGCGAGGAGTGGGACACGCAGCCGACCCTGATGGGCTTCAACAACGGAGTGCTCGATCTGGAGACTCTGGTGTTGGATAAGAGCCCGGACCCGGCGCTGCACATCAGTCGCTCGACTGGGTTCGACTGGGACCCGGAGGCCGATGCCTCGCTGTTCACGGCGTTTATTGAGGACATTACGTCACACGACCCGGATGTCGCCGTCTACGTCCTCCGGTTGCTCGGGTACTCAATGATCGGGACCAACCGTGAGCAGAAATTCTGGATGTGGGTCGGGAGGGGCTCGAATGGCAAGGGGCTCCTCGCGCGCACGGTCGAGAAGGCGCTGGGCAACTACGCCTACTCACCACCGGACACGCTCTACATGGCGAACAAGATGGGATCGTCCCGGTCGGATGCAGCTCGTCCCGAGCTGCTGAAGCTCCAAGGGGCGCGGTTCACGTTCATGTCGGAGCCGCAGGGCCAGAAGTTCAACGAGGAGATGCTGAAGGCTCACTCGGGAAACGATCCCATCGAGGCCCGGACGCTCTATTCCGCGCGGTATAAGAGCTTCACGCCGACGCACAAGATCGTCTTCCTGACCAACGAGATGCCCAAGACCGATGACGTCGGGCCGTCGATGCAGCGGCGCGTGCGGGTCGTGAAGTTCCTAGAGGACTACGGGCCGGAGTCGGGCCGAGCCGATAACACGCTGGAAGATCGCCTCCAGACACCCGAGGCGTTGCAGGCTGCTCTCTACGTGATGGCCGTTCAGGCGTATCACTACCTGAAGACGAGCAGCCTGCCGGAGCCGCATCAGGTAACTCTCTGGTCGAGGGCCTACATCACCGAGAATGACCCCATCTCGTCCTTCACCGAGGTCATGTGCGTTGAAGACCCGAAGGCGGAGGTCAAATCGGGCGTGCTTTACAAGGCGTTTGACGCCTTCTGTGAGCAGAACGGGTACGAGTCTATGTCCCTGAACGCCTTTGGACGGGCGGTTTCGGCCCGATACCCGCGTAGATTGCGCAATTCGGGCAGCTTCTACACCGGCATTCGCCTGAAGAACATGACGGACGGGGCCGCAGACGATGATGGATGACGACATCGTGCAACTTTCCACAGAATTCGGGCTACGCCGGTCGATTTCGATGCTCCAAGACGACCCGAAGGCTGCCAAAGAGGCGTTTCACGCAGTTGCGGCCGGGTTCTGCCCCCATTGCGGGGTTAAGCACCGCACCATCACCCCGGATCAGTGCGCCGACCGCCACGTGAGCGAGCGAACGCTCCAAACCCGGGTCGTGGACCGTGCCAAGCGGCGCGGATGGAAGGTTGCGCACGCTGGGCGGGGGATAGCGGCCTTTGACAAGGCGGGACAGCCAATTTTCCTCACCGCAATGAGTAAAGGGTGGCCAGACCTCTTCCTGCTCAACGTGAAGCAGCGTCGCGCGCTCGCCATCGAGCTGAAGCGCGAGGAGGGCGAGGTCGAGCCCGAGCAGATCGAGTGGTTGCAGGCCATGAATGCCTGCGGTGTGCCCGCCGTGGTCATCCGGCCGTCCGATTTGCGTGAAGGCCGCGTAAATGCGATCCTTGGTCCTCAATGACAATTGACGCCACATGCCCGGTATGCGCGAACCCCAATCGCCGCCGCCTTATCGAGCTGGGACTGAACAACAAGATGGACGCAATTGGGTTGGCGGCCCTATGGGACGACCTCACGTCGAAGATCATCCAGAAGCACACGCGGCACACGGACTTGCGCAACCTCGTGGTGGTGACGACCTCCCCCTCCCGTGAGCGGGTAGAAAACCTCCAGCGCATGCAGCTTGACGAAATCGAGCGGCGCGTGGCGCTGGCGCAGCAGGAAGCCGGTCGGCGGAACGACGCCATTGACGATGCTCGCGAGATGGGGGTGGAGGGCGCGGACGCGCTGCCCTACCACGACTGGTCCGAGTATTTCAATATCCTCGACAAGGACGTGCAGGCCGCCATCGGGTCAATCCAAAGGACGCAGGGGCTCAGCGACAAACGCGAAACGTCGCAAGGCGCCCTGAAGCTCGGCCTATTCGAGGCCATGGCCAACGCCGGGCTGGCGCCCAAGTCGCTCATCGGTGGTCCCGAGGTCAAGGTCCTGCCACCCGGAGATACTGATGGCGGAGTCTGAGTTCGATCTTTGTCGGTGGGACCCGGTCCGGTTTGCGGATGTCTTCCTTGGGATCAAGCTCCACCCGGGGCAGAAGCGCATGGTGCAGGCGTACATCAAGCGCACGACCTCGCTCTGGCGAGCCTACTACTACTGGGTAATGGTCGCGGCCGGGAACCGCGCGGGCAAGACGCTCGCGCTGGCGGTCATCATCCTGCACTCGTGCGTCTACCGCACTGGGCTGGAGCCCCCCAAGGTGGGGGCCAGTCAGGCTGAGCTGAAGCGGTTTAGCTCACTGCCCTACCACTGGTGGCATTTCGCCGTCGAGCAGGCTCCGGCCGAGCAGGTCTTCCACGAAATCATCAACCTCCTCGGCGGGTCGCACCCGGCGCAGAAGGCGGGCTGTCCGTGGTCTGACGCCGTCGGCGGTGCGGATAAGATCGCTAAGGCTACTCAAACTGAGGGCGTTGACTGGACCGAGGGGCCGAAAGAGCGCGGCGAGTACGCGTGGATCGCGTTTGCGGCCGATCTGGGCGGCGCTCAAATCCACTTCCGGTCCACCAAGGCGAAGGCGCTGTCGGCCATCGGGCAGAACATGCACGGATTGTCATTCGATGAGGCCGGGTTGCAGGAGTCGCCGAGCCTGCGCTACCTCACGGAGGAAATCATGCATGCTCGGCGGCTCTCGACCGGCGGGCAGTTCATCCTCATCTCCACTCCGTCAGCCGACACGAGCACCGAATTCGAGGACCTGTGGTACACGGGCGACCCGACCGATCCCTTCCGCGACCCGCGTCGGTTCTCGATGCAGATGAGCACCCGGGAGAACGTCGGCTACGGTATTGACAGGGAGTCCTTCGAGGCACTGATCCTGCATCAGCCGGATGCGTGGGTCGAGCAGAACATCGATGGCATGTTCATCCAAGCGCAGGGCGTGTGGTTCAACTCCGAGTCCGTCCGGGCGGCGTTCAAGGACGACTTGCCGGAAACACAAGAACCACAAGGCAAGGGGCATGTCTACGCTCATGCGCTGGACCCGGGGCTCAACGACAAGTGCTGGTCGCTGGTCGCCGAGATGGACGAAGCCGGGAGTCTGACGGGCGTCAGCCTTGACCGGCAGGAGGGTAAGCAGACCACGCGCGGCATCGTGGCGCTCGGCGCGCGCGACCACGCGCGGTACGCTGCTGGCGGGTCGGAGATTGAGACTGGCGTAGACCACACCGCGCTTGGCGGGCACATGTTCAAGGAACTGCTGGAGGAGTCGATCCCGGTTGTGCGTACAATTGAGTTCGGCGGCGTCATCAAGACCAAGCGGCAGCTCCTCTCCGACCTGCGGACCGCCTTTGACGAGGGTCGCATCCGCCTCCCTGCGTCTGGCAACTGGGCCGAGATGCGGAAGCAATGCCTGAACTACAAGCTGGCCGACCGAAAGATGGAGCAGGACCTTGTGATGTGCCTCGCCATCGTCGTGAAGCTGTCGCGCTCGCTGCCGCTGCCGGGGCAGGCGCCCGTTGGGGCCTTTGTCTTCGGCGCTCCTGAGCGGCCAGAGCGCATCGGCATCGAGGGTCGGCTGATGACGGCACAGGAGCGTCTTTTCTCTGGGCAGGACATGACTCAGACGACAGTTGCGCCGCTGCGGCGACCAGAGTAGACTTCCCCCACACGCCCAATGGACAGCCAATACTCCAACCTGACACTTGCCGTCGGCCTTGAAATTGGGGACGGGCCGTCCATGACGGTCCAGCGACAGCTTCAGGACCGGATCATGGGCATCAAGACCGAGCACGACCGCTTCGTGGTGGAGTGTCGGCGCAATGACGCCCTGT